GGTTGGTGTGCATAGGTACAACATCAAGGACACGCTCACGTCCTTGTGCACGAGCATCACCTTTGCTCCATGCTTCCATGACTGAGCGAGCAGTGATGTATTCACAGGCGCAAATGTCACGCCCCTTGGTGTATAGGATTTGGTATTGCATATCAGTTGTTTTCTTTGTATTTACGGACATTGTTAAGACGCTCAAGTGCTTTCTCTTCAGTTACAATTTCTTCACACTTGATGTTAATCTCTTCATCTTCATCAACTCCATGAAGACGCATGATCTCCAGCTTGTGCATCACTGCATCCATGCTATCGAACACTTCGATGCACTCGTGATCACAATACGGATACTTAACTGTCACGATGTAGACGTTCATGTTGTTAGGTGCGAGTGAACATGTAGCACTGAAGGCTACAGAGAAGGACCGAAGTCCCTCAGTGTAAACATCAGGCAGCGAGAGCCTCACGCTCAAGCTCGTTAGCCATGTGCTGTGCTTGACACCACAACTCAACAGCACACCACACAAGATCATTCTTGAGGGTGCTAATTGTAGAGCCAGAGGTTACGAAATCCTTCATGGAATAATCGCAATCGTTGAGGTAATCATAGATCTCATCCTCATACTCATCGAAGAACTTAGAAGTCTCGGAGTAATAAATGAAACCATTGACACCACCTTCGCAGCCATAGGTGGCTACGTCCTTGATCTCATCTGCATCGGTGAAGCGAGCAGTGAGTGCATCATGCATGGTCATGTTGTATGTAAAGCGAGTGAACATGTAGCATGTCAGCTACAGAGAGGGGCGCACCCCTCAGTGTAGCCTACAAGCGAGCTAGCGAGCTAACCTCAAGCGAGGTTGAGGCAAGCAGTACGCTTAGCGTTAACGCAGTTCTTGTTAACCCAGAAACCCAACGACATGTTGGGATTGAGCAACAGGTTAGCGATAGCACGACGAGACACATTGGTGTACTCGTATGCATAACCGTTCGTGAACTCTACGAATGCAACTGCGTTGAACGGATCAACCTGCAGCTTAGCGATAGCGTCAGAGGTACGAGGAGAAACAGTGATGAACATGTTGTGAATGAATGTAAAGTGAATGAAAGCTGCGTCCTTGTGGAGCAGCAATGACTATAGCCCGACTCAAACGGGCAGCCTGTCGGTGCAGGGCATAGCCGGTGCCATGAGCAAACAAAGCGTGTGGCTCCGCTGGGCGAGATGCCCTTAGCGTGTCTACCACTCCTCACGGCAGGAACCCATGCCGTTGGTCGCCATCACCCTGTCGATTCAGGAAGCGGAGTGCTTATGCAGTTGTCGAGGTGCTGAGGACCGGCAGAGCTGGCGGTGGAGCTTACGAGACTCTCCTCCCCCTTAACAGGGAGAGTCGAGTATGCGTAACCGTCCAGCCAGCTGCTGTGTAGCCAGCATACACGGTGTCGAGCCGGTTTGGCGGTGGACAGTCGGATGAAGTGGCACAATGGTGGTGGATGACTGGCGTTAAACCGTTGCGGCGCAATGGTTATAACCGTTGCTTATCAATCGATATAAGCATTGCTAATGAGGCGCGACAGATCGCTGTAAACCCAGTCAGTGTCAGCGGTTCAACACAGTCTAGCCCCGGTTCAACGCCGCTCATGTCCGCGTACCTGCAGCAGACACAGGTGCGCAAGCTGGACAACGCGGGCGAGCACAGGCTTGTGCCCGTGTCCAGCCGCGCTACACCGGCGCACAGGCGTGCGTCCAGGCGCCTACCCCCGTGGGGGTAACTGCGTCCTGCCCAGACGTATATATCCCTTTGCAAATTTATGCCAAAAATCTTCAGAGGTCTCTAGAAGGCTCTGTAAGCGGTTTAACGCCGCCTTCCGCCTCCTTATACCACGGAGCACTCAGACGCATCTCAGAGAAGCCCAGAGACCCCTCTCCGGGTGTTTCTGTATAAACCGGTGTTACACAGTCTTGAACCGGCATTTCAACCGACTCAATTGCCTTATCTACCTCTACTTTAATCCGATAATCAATAATCTTTTCTTCTAACCACCAAAGACACCCGAAGATGAGGTGATCCCACCAAGGGATACCTCTACTCCAGGCTTTGTAAAGAGTTTTGAACTCATTTAGTCGTAGTTTTTGTTCCACATTGCCTCACATACGTTAGGAAGGTGTTGATACAATAGGTCTTGTACTTGACCGGCTATCTTGGCGTGTTCCCGTTGTGTACCGTTGGAGGTACGGAGATCACAGTAGTGCAACCAAGACCTAATTGTTCCATTCATGTACAACCGTGTTGGCATAGAAAGGGGAAGAACTTCTCTTGCACATTCCTTAGCTATCCCGGCTTCAAGCAGTTTCTTGTAGACTAACTCCGAATGTTTAAAGAGTTGCTTTACTTCTTGTTTAAGGAACAGGTCTTCATCTTCTACTTCAATACTGTTCTGGCGGTTTTTACTGTCTTGAAGACGGAGTTGCGGTTCAACCGGACTACCAAGCTGTGAAGCATCGGCATACCGTTGAGAGAACTCTTGAAAGCTAAAGCTACGGTGTCTAAGGATTTGTGCTGCTATAGACCGTGTAGTATTAATCTCTACACACATGTTCACCATTTCAAACGGTGACCAGTGGGAGTGTTCGATGAGGTACTTAATCAACCTAGCACTTGTCTGAGTGTTGGTTTGATTAGAGGGATTACTTACACGTGCCATATAGCTGATTAGTTCTTCAGCATTGGGAGTGATATGTACCAGTTGGGCGGAGTGGGTGAGCATACAGTAGTAAAACGGAAATAACCGTATTTTGTTTAATGGGGAGGAAAAATAAAACCTTATTCGGTTTACTGTAGGAAAAGGGGAAGATTTGTTGTCTTCCCCAATTACAAGGAGTCGGGTCCACCCTTCCCTTCTCCCTGTATAAGGGTGGGACCGGTCAGATCCAAGTGGTGATGCCGGATTTGGAGATTCCTCTTGCTTGCCTTCTTTGGTCTAAGTTAAAACCAAGTGCAAGGTGGTTTGTAGCGGCTTGTGGGTCGTCTAAAAACGACTCTAACATGTCGTTCCAATCGTCTCTTTTCCGTTGTTTAACTACCTCCATAGCGGAGATACCCATAGCATCTGTAAAGTACTTAACACCTTGAGCAAGAGCGTCTAGGCGGTCATCATGTCGGACTGCACCTTTTTCCCGACACATGCGACTCATTTGGTAGAATAGCATGTAAAGTAGACGCTTTTCTGGGGGATCATCTTTGTTGGAGTTGTAGTCCCATTCAATGACGCCTTTATCGACAATAAGGCGATGCTGATTAAGAATAGGCTCAAGGGCATCAATAATACGCTCTTCTTTACGAACGTTGGCACGTACTTCTTCAACATCTATACCTTGTTGAGTTTGTTGAATGTGTTTCTTAAATAGTTCAGCTACAAGACCGTCACCAAAGTTTGTTTCAACAACCAATTTAGTAACGTTATACTTTTTACACCCTTTTAAAATGTCCAAAAGTGTGTTGTCTGAGTATCCGTCTCGGTAAGCACGCACTTCATGCACGTACAAGAAACCGTTACGTTGGGAGATATAAGCTGCTGCTGTCTCATCTGTGCCTCTACCCGACGGGTCAACAGAGCAGATTGTCTCTTGGTAAGGACCCCATTCTCCTTGTAACTGCATTGGACTGTAGAAATAATCTCCAGGTAGTCCGACAGTTGGTAGTTCTTTGAGGACGTTTCTAGGATCTGAGCACCAGATGACGCTATCAGGAGCGGACTGAGGGTTAACACTGGTGACGACAAGATCAGCCATCTTGAGTGGGAATTTCTCAGCATCGCTAAGGCTTGTGTCGAGCATGAACTGCAGCATGAAGTTGCTGCGTCCCATAGCTGCTTCACGTTCAAGTAGGTCTTCATGACTAAATCGGTCAGGGTCAGTAACACTCCACGGGTCTGCACCCATGTCAATGTCTTCTTGTAGCTGTGGTGCAATCAATCCTTCGTAGTTTGCCAGTTTACGGGGAACCCTGGCAGGCCAAACAAAAGGACGATAGTTACGTTCTGCTAGTTTACGGTAAATGGTAAACGTTGTCTGCGGAGTACCAAGGTACATAATCCTTGAGTCTTCCTTAGGTGTAAGAATAGATTCAGCCTCTGTACAGAGTTGAAGCAGTTTCTCACGCATCATTTCCGTCATGGAGTTACCAGGAACCTCAACGTCATCAAGAATCATCAGGTCAGCACGTGAACCGGTAAGCTGACCGGTAATTCCAACCGACTTAACCGACGGTGCCTGAGATGGAGAGCAGTTAACATCAAAGCTAATCCGGCTCCAACGGGCATCATCTGACTTAGGCTGTAGGTGTTTTAGCCATGGTGTCTCAATAATAAGCTTTTGAAGGAAGATAGACATGTTGTCTGCACGCTCTTTAGAAGCGGAGATAATCATGATCTTCTTTTCGGGGTTCTTAAAAAGGACCCAAAGCACAAAAGCACCAGTAATCCATGACTTACCTACACCACGGAATGCTTGGATTTGAAGCCGTTTTGGACCGTGTTGTAGATAATCGGCAATGGCGTATTGTGCTCGGGTCGGTTCTGGCAAGTCTAGCTGACTCCACAAGGCTTGAAGAAATAGCTTAAAATCGCCTTGCAGGGCGTCTAAAACATTGCTCATGATAGAATGTACCTAAAGGTGGTTTAAGGGGTCTTGTAGAGGCTTCTAGGTGCCTCTCAGCCTGTATAAGGCAAACGTCCACGTTTAGCTTGCTCAGAAATATACTTAAGTTCGTTTTCAGCAAATGCTTTAGGATCTTTAGCTAACCGTGCTGCGTTTTTAATTGGACGAGTAAGAGGTTCAGTCGCTTTTTCTAGTTGTTCTTTAGCAAACTGCTTAGCTTTTTCAGGGTTTTGACGGTAAGCATCAATACCAATGTTAGCTACATCAGCTGCAGTTGAAACCGCTTCACCGATTGGAGCTGCAACAGGCAAATAAGATGCTACATCACCAGCCAATGATGCACCAGCAAGACCAGCTTGCAGTTCATCCATCATGTTTTTAGTTTCAGCAGCTAGTTTACTGCGACCTTGCAGTTCAGCGGCACTTGCTGCTGTACCCAACGGGCCAAGTGCAGTTACACCTGCAACCGCAAGACCAGTTAATGCTCCGCGCTTACCTTTAAACAAAGTAAGCAAAGCATCTTTTTCCTCAAGTGTAGTAGCTCTAGTTAGTTGATTACGTTGAGCTGATGTAAGTTCCAATGAATCAATAAGGCGGAACTTTTCACCAATCTGTTCTACTGCTGGATTCTCTGTCAAAGCTTTGCGAACATCCTTAGTTGTTTTTGGTTTTGGCTGATCAGCAATATCTTTTAAAATAATGTCAATTTGTTCTTGATCAGTTGGAAGCGGCATGTCATTAAAATCAGCATAAAGTGCCCCTTGTTTAGTCAAAGGGACACCAGCTTCACGCATTGCCGTTTTTGAAGCAAGCTTATCAGATTTTTCTAAGTTAAGCTCACCTTCCATCATTACAATGTTACGATAATGCTCTACACCACCTCTCATTGGTGAACGGCTAGGAGAAAGATGTTCGTAATGTAAGTCCGCAGTTTTTTGACTTTTGTATTCAGCTAATTTAGCTTCATTTTGTTCAAAAAGCTGATTAGCTTGTTCTGCAGAATAGCCATTCTTTTTTGCATAATCAAGATAATCTTGCCGTGATAATGATTGCTCGTTTTGTGTTGCTCTTCGAGCTTCACTGCCTCTAGTACGTTTTCTAGTTGTTTGGTTTTTTCTGGTTAATTTACCATTTACAAACATTATCTGTTTTTCATCAGGATCAACATCTGAGGGAAATCCCCAGTCATCAATCATGTCTTTAACAGTATAACTATTTTTGACGTACTCTTGTTCAGCTTTTTTCTTCCATTCGACCCAAGGAAGTGGTTTAGCCATATTATTTTATGTGTGATAAAATCAGTTGTTCTCTACTCGGATTGCAGCCAAACGTGGCTCGCATCCAAGATAACCAGTTGCTAGTCCCCTTTTCTTGATTACATTTCCTGCAGGATGGAACCAGATTTCTTGTAATCGTTTGTCCCCCAAAGTAGCGAGGAACAACGTGATCCAAAGTAAGTTCATGTAGTTCATAAGTTTCTCCACAATAGACACATTGACAATTGAAGTGCTCCTTAATAGCTCTTCTCCAGAGCCGTTTAGCTTCAGGACTTGTCATGGTTATGAGGTTGTAAATGTAGTGATCAGGGGTTGGCAACAGCGGGGTCATGACTATGCGTACTTCTTACCCGTGCGGGGTCTGCGGCGGTTAGATGACGGTGTTTCAAGTTTACCAGTGTTTTTACCAGTGTGCGAAGCATCTTTTCCGTCACCGTTGCCATAAGTACCAAGTTTTCTGTTTAGCTTATTAGCAGCGGTACGGATCTTAAGACCGTTTTTGGTCTTGTTGTACTCAGCTTGCTGTTTTTGACGGCGCTCACGTGCCTCAGGATTGTCCTTGTAGTACTCAGACGTGCTTCGAGCCATACAGCCTCCGTTGTACCATCTCAGGGTCTACTTTAGGCATCACAGACGCCAGTTTGTCCAGTGGATTACCTTCGTAGGCAATACCACTAATGTCATTCTTGGCTAGCCAGTCACACGCTGCCTTAAGGTCTTGTGTGCTGG